TGTATATCTCCGTTTAAGGCCTCGCGACCTCCACCCCGTTAAGGGAATGCGGACACAGTCCGCGCCGTTAGGCAAAAGTGTAGATGTGAATCTTTCTCACACCGAAGCTTCCTCGGACCACATAATGGTCAATAGGAAGAGATTCGGGATCTTCCCGTACATATATTGAGTATACGGGTAGGACTTCATCTCCTTTGGTCGGCTTCATATGTCGCCGAGCCTTAAGAGCATAAGTCGAGAAAGTAAGACCGTGATAGCCACGAGCTCTTAAACCGAGGGGGCATTGCCCGTAAACCTCGGCAAGCAAGTGGCCATCCCCAAAGCCATCCGGACCATAAGTCCTGAAGCTTTTTGGAATCAAGTCCTCTATCCATGATGCGAAGCGGTTTTCACCGCGACGATACATGAAATTATGAAGACTCATCAAGGTCTTGGCACTTACTTCCTCCTTAAGAAAGTAAGGCCGCACATTTTCTCCAAGTAGAAAATCTTTCCCGCACGACTCACGGAAAGGACCGTCAGAGTATGACTTTTTGAGATTTATCTCAAAGCCACAAGCTGACAGAACCACCTTGAGCTCTCGGTAGTAAGGGGACGGTATAATAATATCGTCTCCATACACAGAGACTGCATCGTGTAATCTATAATCCACGATGGACGTGGCCAGCGCATAGAAGATCAAGCTTTCGAGTTCAAAAGTAAAGGCATTGCCCATACTCGAGAACTTTTCAAGTTTAATCGTAGTTTCTTTATAAGAAACTACTCCTGTGCGCAGACTGCATAAGAGTCGAAACCAATCATCGGGTAGAAGTTCTTCCACCAGGCGATAGGATAGCGAATCTGAAGCAGAGGAAAGATCTATAGTGGCGAGCGAATTGGTTATCGAGCCAAGTCTTGCTAAGTCTTGGTTCCGGGATTGATCTTTTCTAAGATCGCACCCGGCTCGCTTAAGGCAACCTTTCATATATTGACCGATCCCCTTCTGATAAAAAGTATTGAGAAGAGGTTCGATCACAATAGAACGAAGGGCTGTCACACTCTTGGGGACGAACTTTAATTCACCGAACTGAGCCTGGACATCATTTAAAGTCCAAGGCCAACTCGGTGTCTGATCATGAAAACATTCCAAGTCAGAATAAAGTTCGAAACTACACGTAACGTCAGCACCAAGCTTATGCCTGGCCGACGTCAGCTTTTTACAGCTGGTACTCGCTCCGGGTCCGAATTGAAATTTCAATTCAGAGAGGCTAGGTAAATCTCCCAACCAACGCTGTATTTTCCGACGGGCAGCATGAAGGATGCTGTCCACGTATGGATCGAATCGAAACGATCCATAACGGCGTAGAAGAAAGATTTCGTTTGTCTCACGGCAAAGCTTTTCAAAGCGTAAGAATGTGTCAAAAGACGTCTCTTCAAGCTTTTCAGTATCGCAAAACGTTTCGTTCTTTTTAAAGAATGCAACGGCTTGGCGACGCCAAAAAACTTGATGAGGATCTCCTGAAACACAATCAAATGCAAGAATTGCATTTATCTCTTTCTTCTGGATAGCCCGCGAAAGTTCGCGGTCGCCAGAGATTTGAGATGCCCGATAAGCGAGATCCCACGGACTTACCGTGGGTAAGGTACTCGTCCAACTGCAGACTGCAGGAGTGGATTTCATAGGTTCCTCTTTCAAAAGAAGGTAGATACTCTGCTCGTCCTTCGTTAGACTTCAACGAAAGACAGTGTGACCGTCGCCGTTCCTCCAAGAGAGAAACGGCCGGCGAGTCTATCTCGAAGCGTCGAGCCGTTGAGCGTGTTGATGACAGCTATATCCGATAAAAAGGAATGTAGTGCATCACACTGGGCCTTCCCTTTCACAGGGAGGGTCCAGGCAGCAGTGAGAATCGTGGGCGGCTGTACCCCATTTGGGATAGAGACAGTCCACATAAATCCTCTCCGCTGGCTCATCAGTACGGAAGCTGCAGTTTGTCAATAGCATCGCTGATATTGACATTCAACAGCACGTTCGAAAGCAGAGTGCGCAGATCTTTACGCTCGGCCTCACTACTCCGATTAGGGAGAATGAGATCGACGTTGGCAGTCACCGTGTAGGCGACGCCGGGACCGGCGATATAACCATTGAAGGATCCATTCGCAGCAGCCGTCTCAAGGACGGGCAACTCCAGCTTCAATGTTACACGATTCATACCCGCCGTCTTGTCGGTAACTTTACCAGTTACAGTAAGACGACCTTGGCCAATTTGAGCCACGCCCCCGACCGCTTCGCGGTAAGAGGCAGGATCCGTTTTCCAGGGTGTGTAGGTATGAGCCTGAGGGGATGCTTTCCCGTCATTGACGGTAATAGCTGAGATCGCGGACATAGTCCAACTCCAGTTTAAGAAGCCCTTTCGGGTTCGGTTAAAGTTCCGTTAATTAACGGTGCTTAGTTACAGTGTGAAGTAACGCCAAACTGCTCAGCATTCGTGTCACACTACCGGTCAAACCATCATTCAAAGAAGGAAGGCGGATGAAACTGCTCACAGGTGCAACAGAACGGACCATGCGGATCTTTTTGAAAGATCCATTCGGCCCATCGTTGAACCTGTAAAGCGGCCCAGACGCACTCCCCAATGAACAAAAGTCTGTAACGGTTTTCACGAGCTGTGCGTTGCAACTCTCCGCCAGCGACCTAGCTTCAAGGTATGACCCAATAGGGTAGAACCAGTCAGCTACGAAACTGAAGGGAGTCACTTCCCAAGCCACTGCTCCCATATCCCATAAAGGATTAGGGGCAGGAGTCGAAAAGTTCTGTTGTGATACAAAAAGTATCCATTGGAACCTAGACTCAACTTTTCCCGGGGTTTGAACCCCGAGCGCGTTTAGGCCATATCCAGGTTTACGAGCAGTTGCTCTATATTGGTAAATGACAGGACTCGGGTTCTGCTTAGTTACAATGTAATTAGCAGCCTGAGCTATATCACTAACCAGGGGCTTCCAACCGTAAATCCAGGATAACCAACCAGAGGAGAAATTATCTGCAAATCTCCGCACCGAATCCCGAGGGAACGGTGCTGAGGTAGTCAGATGTCTCCACGCAGTTGTGAGATTTCCTCGTCGTGCCGCCGAATAAGCGGCTGCGAGGTTACGCGCAGTTGAGCCGATCATATTGACCGACTCTTGAGCCTCTGCAAGGAAGAGGGATGGGTAAAAACCCGAACCTCGACCTCTTTTTAGGAGCTTCACAAGTTGCTCATTCTCGGTAGAAGAATCGAGAGATGAGAAATGAGGAGACCCTACAAAGGCATCAGACGTTACCCATCCACTACTTCCACTAGGAATATGCGTATAGTGGTCCTGCGATGTATAGCTGGACTCCATAAGCATTTCGTAGTTTTGAGGTGTTTTTCGACGAGGGTCGTCTCCTCCGTTTTGGCTTTTGTAGAATCGCAGGCCGATTAATCCGCCATGCGGTCCTACAAAGCGCCTATCGGAAGAGATAGTCCTGATCATATTCACCTCAGGGAGTAAGGATGGAAAGATCATTTCGGCCCAAATAGGGCAAAAATGATTACTTTGAGTTGTTCCATGGGAAGTAATCCGTTCATACTCAAATAGAGTAATAAAAGAACAAGACACTTTCTCATAGTATGACTCCGTTTCTGGCCGACAAAATCGGTCAGGTGTACGTAACACAGAAGGGACCCCGGATGGGG